AATTCTGGAAGATACTGCGGTGCTTACCGGACTTGCAGCCACAAGTGGATTATCAGGAGTCACGGCGACAGCGGGGACGGGAGTAACGATTAACGCGACCGGTTTGCAAGCAACCGGCTCAACAAACGCGGTTTTAGTTTGGGGTAGAATTACACCAGATGCGACAGTGACTTGGACAGAAATAGTTGCAACGCCTTAGTGAAGGAGAGGCAAAAATATGGCTACTTATGTAAATGATTTAAGATTGACAGAACTTGCGACGGGTGAAGGCAGTGGTACCTGGGGCACGACCACTAACACAAATTTGGAATTGATAGGAGAAGCTTTAAGTTATGGCACGGAAGCTGCTTTTAGCTCAGATGCTAACGCGACCACCACTGTGGCAGATGGATCAACGGACCCCGCACGATCTTTATACTATAAAGTTACCTCTGGAGCCTCACTTACTGCGACTCGCGAGTTGACGATTGCGCCAAACACCATGAGTCGGGTAATGATTATAGAGAACGCAACAAGCGGCTCACAAATTATTACAATTAAACAGGGCAGTGGCGCAACAGTCAACATTCCCAACGGCGGTGTCAAAATTGTTTATCTGGATGGCGCAGGATCCGGTGCCGCTGTTGTTGAAGCAACTGTCGATCTGGATCTGACAGGCACAACGACAATTGCTGCACTTACTGCTTCTGGCGCTATCACCTCTAGTGGCGTTATTACAGGCTCCACCGTTGAAGCAACTGGCGATACATCTGCTGGTGACAATGCGGCAATGGGCTTTACGTCAACGGAAGGTCTCATTTTGACAGGTCAAGGCTCGACCAACGATGTTACGATCAAGAACGATGCGGATGCGGATGTTCTTGAGATTCCAACTGGAACGACCAACGTCACTATTGTTGGTACGCTTGGCGTAGCTGGTGGTTCGACCAATGGCGTAGAAATCAGTCAAGGCGACATTGCATTAAAAAATGGTGGCACACAGTCGACCATTAAGTTTTATTGTGAAAGCTCAAATGCTCATTATGCACAGCTCCAAGCACCAGCACACAGTGCTTTTGATGGCAACAAAACTTTAACGCTGCCAGCAGTCACAGACACTTTAGCTGGAATTGCTGCAACCCAGACTTTGACAAACAAAACGCTTACTACTCCAACAATCACTACTCCAGTAGTCAACGCAGGGTTGCAGTTAAAAAATGGTGCGACAAGTGCAGGGTTTTTAGAATTTTTTGAAGACAGTGACAACGGCACAAACAAAGTTACGTTGATTGGCCCTGCTTCTACCGCAGATATAACGCTAACCTTACCTTCGTCTGATGGTGATGCATCTCAGGCGTTGATAACAGATGGGTCTGGTGTTTTAAGTTTTTCAACAGCAAAACTAGTGGGTAAAGAAACCATCTATGTTCCAGCAGCGGCAATGTACCCAAACACCACAAACGGTTGTGCGGATATTGCACAAGTCGAACTATCGAATGGGCCAGAACTCAAATGTTTGGATTTTGACCCATCTTCTGATGAAAATGCTCAGTTTACCGTATGTTTTCCAAAGTCTTGGAACGAGGGAACTGTGACATTTCAAGCGTTTTGGACAGTCACTGGAACAAACACTGGCACAGTTGCATGGGGTTTATCGGGTGGTTCGATGGCTGATGATGCTTCGATTAACACAGCGTTTGGAACAAACGTGGTTGCGACTGCAAAAGCCTTCAGCGGTACCTCAAATGATATGACGGTTTCAGCAGAATCAGGTGCTGTTACTATTGCCAATGCGGCAGTTGATACTATGACGTATTTCCAGATCATGCGAGATGTAAGCGCGGATGATCAATCTGGTGATGCAAGACTATTAGGTATCAAGTTGTTCTTTACTACAGATGCGGCTAACGATGCGTAGAGGTAATTGACATGACAATGTTTGGCTACAATGTATTGGGTTTTGGTGTAGGCGGCGCACCTGTGACACTTTTATCTTGTGAATGTATCGTTTTGGCGGGAGGTGGCAGTTCAGGCGTCACCAATGCACAACGATCAGGCGGCGGCGGGGGTGGAGGTTATGTTGTAACGTCAGCCAGAGATTTTGTTGGTGGGGTAGGATATACCGTGACTGTGGGGGCTGGAGGTGGCTTTCCAGGCGATTACATTCACGGTAATAACGGCGGAGATTCCACCATTGTTGGTGCTGGCGCGGATGCTGGAGATATCTTTAAATCACGAGGCGGAGGTGGGGGCGGCTTGAATGATTCTCTCGCACGAAGCGCAGGCACTGGCGGTGGGGGTGGAGCAAGTAGCAACACCAGTTATAAAACAGGCGCGGGTGCCGATAATTCGGGATATGATTCTTCTGGCGGAGGTGGCGGAAACGGCGTTGACAGTGCTTACGCTTGGGCTGGGGGAGGCGGTGGCGGCTCAGGGGGAGGAGGAGGAAATGCTGACTCACAGCCAAATGGAGGTGCAGGGGGATCGGGCTTTACCCCTTCTGGATGGTATAACTCGACGGGTCGCGGCGGCGGGGGAGGAGGAGCGGCAAGGTCTACGAGCAACAATAACGCCCAAGGCGGATCGGCCTCAGACGGCGGCAGCTCAGGGGCGGCGCGAGGAAAACAAAGTGTACTCGATTTTGGAAACGCTGCCGCAGCAAATAAAGGTGGGGGCGGAGGTGGTTACATAAACGCTGGACAAATGTATCGGGCAGGAGGATCAGGGTACGTTATGATTCGTTACTCAGGCTCTCAAGCAGCCACAGGCGGCGACTCCATTACGGAAGACGGCGGATACACGTATCATGAGTTTACATCCAGTGGAACTTTTACACCTAACACGTAGGTAAAATATGTCACATTTTGCAAAAGTGAAAAACGGTGTTGTACAGACAGTTATAGTGGCAGAGCAGTCTTTTATTGATTCGTTACCAACAGAAGATGGTGTAACGTGGGTTCAAACATCTTACAACACTCATGGCGGAGTTCACTACAAAGACCAAACTCACGTTGCAGAATTTGAAAACGAAGACGGCACAAAAGAAACAATAACATCATCCGAAAGAGTGCCAGATGGTGGTGTTGCGTTAAGAAAGAATTTTGCTGGCATTGGTTGTATTTATGATTCTGTTAGAGACGCTTTTTACACCAACCAGCCTTTTGCCAGTTGGACCTTGAATGAAGAAACGTGCCTGTGGGAACCCCCTGTTGCGATGCCTTCAGATCAAGAAAAAAACTGGGTTTGGGACGAAACAAATAGACAGTGGGTTGAATCTACCTAATGCATCTTATTTCAAAGAATATTAATGACGGCCCTACGCCTGTGTTATTAACAAAAAACACTCATCCGTCTTTTATTGGAAGTTGGATTTTAGATGATTTGTCTATTTGTGATAGGCTTATTGCATATATAGAAGATAAAGACGCACAAAAACGTGGCGAGACTGGCGCAGGTTTGGTTTATTCACCAGAAGACGGAAGAAAAGTTGTGAATAAAAAAACAAAAGATTCAATTGACAGACTTTTATCTTTTGAACATCAGGTTTGTGTTGATTACTCGATTGAATTACAAAAATGTTTAAATATGTACTTTGAAGAATATCCGTGTTCAAATGATGTTGGAATATTCACAGATGGTGGAGAAACGGGTAATGTTCAAAAATATCCTAAAGGCGGAGGTTTTTTTAATTGGCATTGCGAAAGGTCATCAAACGCAAATGGTAGTCGGCATTTAACTTTTATGACTTATCTAAATGATGTAACCGATGCTGGAGAAACAGAGTTTCTTCATCAAAAGTTAAAAGTGAAACCAAAAAAAGGTCTCACTCTAATTTGGCCTTGCGATTGGACGTTTTTTCACAGAGGAATTGCATCACCAACGCAAGTTAAATATATTGCGACAGGGTGGTATTGTTTTATAGATTAATCTCGCGAGGCATTTTGATTCAGTATAGATGGTGGTTTTGGAACAATTTTTTTTCTCGCAAACAAATTATTGAACTTAATGATGTTTTTGAGAAAAACGGTGTAAGTAATTTTAAAGATAATCCGTCTCAGTCAGATGCTGGAGCATCTCTCAAAAATGTCTCTTCAGTAAAATCGGTGCATTGGCAACATATTCATTCTTACTTAAAATTGTTGGATGAGCAGGTAAAACGAATTAACAGGGATATCTGGGGTTATCATCTTGATGAAAATTTTTCGACAAGCGGTGTTTTATCTCAACAGTATCAATCGTCGGATGATTATGATTGGCATCAAGATGGATCTAATTCGGAAAATTTTGATTCAAAGTTTACCGTAGTGATAAATTCGTCTCTTGAAAGATTTGAGGGGGGAGAGTTGGAAATTTTTACACAAGGCGGTATTCTTCCGCTACGTGAGCTACGAGGTTTTGGTTCGGTAGTTATGTTTCCCAGTCATGTTCCTCATCGCGTGACAGGGGTGACCAAGGGAATTAGAAATACCATAGTGTACTGGAAAGAAGGCCCACGATTTGTTTAGGAGATTGTTATGGAAATCAAGCTATCTAGCCTCATGAACCTCGCTTTGGTGTAAGGCATATGCCTCTAACTAAGTTACAGTTCAGACCTGGTGTTAATAGAGAAACCACCTCCTATGCTAACGAAGGCGGATGGTTTGACTGTGACAAAATACGTTTTAGGTTTGGTACACCAGAAAAAATAGGTGGGTGGCAAAAAAATTCAATTATTAGTTATCTTGGAACCGCAAGAAATTTGCACTCTTTTGTTGCGTTAGATGGTGCGCGATATCGAGGAGTAGGAACACACCTTAAATATTTTATAGAAGAAGGCGGCGCGTTTTCTGATATCACTCCTTTACGTGTTACCACTAGCGCGGGCGACGTAACTTTTGCTGCATCAAACGGATCGTCAACCATCACTGCAACAGACACGGGCCACGGTGCGATAGCCGGTGATTTTGTTACGTTTTCCGGTGCAGCGAGTCTTGGCGGCAATATCACTGCCAATGTGTTAAACCAAGAATACGAAATAGATTCTATTGTAAACGACAACTCGTTTACTTTTACTGCACGGACTGCAAGCACAACAATTGCTGATATAACAGTTGACGGTGCTTTGAGTCCTACCGAAGTGACAGCCAGCGCATCAGATTCCGGTAACGGCGGCAGTAGTGTGGTGGGTGCTTATCAGGTGAATGTCGGATTGGATACCACGGTCCTTGGAACAGGTTGGGGTGCAGGAACATGGGGCCGTGGAACATGGGGTTCGGCAGCCAGTCTGGCAGTCGCGGGTAACGCTATCCGAATCTGGGAACATGATAATTTTGGTGAAGACTTGCTCTTTAATGCAAGAGATGGCGGCATTTTTTACTGGGACGAGAGTGGTGGAAAATCAGCACGGGGCGTAGCTTTAAAAGACGTTGCCGGAGCAGACGCAGAAACGCCGACCATAGCAAAACAGGTTTTGGTTTCGGATAATGATAAACATGTTCTGGTATTTGGTTGTGATCCTGAGACAGATATTGGCACACAAGATCCTTTGTTAATCAGATTTAGTTCTTCAGCAAGTTTAACGACTTGGAAGTCTGAGGTTACAAACTCAGCGGGGGACCTTAGAATTGGTTCTGGTTCAGAGATTGTTAAAGCGGTTGAAACCAAACAACAAATTGTAATTTTGACGGACGTTGGCGTTCATGCGTTGCAGTTTATCGGACCACCTTTTACCTTTGGCATACAGCAGGTTGGTGAAAACATCACTGTAGCAGGACCGTTGGCCGTGACTGCTGTGGATGATAACGTGTTCTGGATGGGTTTGGGCGACTTTTATGTTTATACCGGACAAACACAAAAGCTACCGTGTTCTGTCAAAAGTTACGTTTTTAATGATTTTAATAGCGCCCAACAGCAAAAAGTTATAGCCGGTGCGAACAGTGAATTTTCAGAAGTGTGGTGGTTTTATCCATCAGCCAGTAGTGACGAAAACGACCGGTATGTTGTTTATAATTACTTAGAACAAACTTGGTATTTTGGTAATTTGTCTCGTACTGCTTGGATAGACAAAGGTATTGAAGACGATCCGACAGCCGCGTCTGGTGGTTTTTTGTTTTTGCATGAAAGAGGTAACGATGACGGCAGCACAAACCCTGTGACTGCAATTACGTCTTATATTGAAAGCAGCCAGATTGATATTGGTGACGGTGATAAATTTATGTTTATGCGTCGTGTTTTACCTGATTTGACTTTTGTCGGGTCTACCTCGGATGCGCCGTCTGCAAACTTTACAATGAAGGCTAGGAACTTTCCAGGCGGTAACTATCTTCAAAGTGATGAAAATAGCGTAACGCGCACGGCAACGTCGCCCGTAGAACAATTTACAGACCAGCTTTTTGTTAGGCTAAGAGGACGATCCTTTGCTGTAAGAGTAGAGTCCACGGCCCAAGGAACACAGTGGCGTTTTGGCGCACCTAGAGTGGATATCAGACCTGATGGAAGACAGTAATGGCAAGAATACTGACGTTTTTACCGTTTCCGAATCCGCCGGAGCAGTATTCGCAAGAGTATATGGCCCAGCTTGTGCGGACGTTTTCCGTGTTTCAGGAGCAGATCAACACACCAGGTGAATCACGGGCCACGGGTCTGACGTTAACAAATTTACAGTCCGATGATAGCGGATTAGAAGCAGGAGCAGTTTTTCAACATGGTGGCATTTTACGGATACCCGTAACAAATTCACCTTTTGTACGAGGTTCGGTGGGGACAAGTGCAGTCGGATCAGTTACAGTTACTACAAGTTAACTCGTAGACTGAATTAAGATAACTCAGTACAATGGTCAAAACTGATCATTGTCGGTGGAGCAGGATAATGACGAACACAGCCGAGCAACTTGATGTAGAAGAGCTTCCCGCTGGTGGTATTGGTGA